CGTCCCCACGAAACGGAAACGCTCGGGACTGCACTGTAGCAGTGACCCGAGCGCCCGTCACGTGATGCCTGAAGGCCTGCGGTAGGCCTACGGTGCCGAGTCGAAGTCAACCGCGACGAACGACTCCGGATAGTAGACCGAGAACAGCATCCGCTCTTCGGCCAGGACAAGCTCCATGTTCCGCGCGAAGAAGTCCTCATGCTGGTCAGCGATGCGAATGTTTGCCTCCTCGCGATCCCAAAGCGCACAGCCGATTGCGAACGAGCCGAGGAGGCAGTCGCCAGGCTGCAGCGCCGTCGTCGGGATGACCGGGACGCGGAACAGCATCGGCTGAGCTGCCGACGTCGGGACGTTCGGGAGCACGTAGGCTCCGGTGTTGGCCGAGCCTCCCGAGCCGTCCTTCGTGAGCTCGATGTCCTGCCAGTCCGTCGGGTGAATCATGATCGCGTCGACGGGGAAGTGCGCGAGCTGAGCCAACGTCATCGCCTTCCGGATCGCGTCGATCTTCGTGTCTCCGGATGCGCCGCTGCTCCAGTCGTAGGTCTGGACTGCCGGGTTGTTGAAGAACCCGAGGAGCTGGTCCGGGCTGCCGTCGCCGTAGAGCATCTGCGTCTCCTCGGTCAGCCGAAGCGACTCGATGAGCTGCGTGTTCAGCATCGTGGCGAGGAGCGACGAGTCACGGACGACCTGACGCGAGACCGGCATCGAGGTTGCGAGCGTTCGAACGGTCTCCGTTCGGCGCGCAAACGTCGCTCGAGCTCGCGGCTTCAGCTTGGTCTCTGCCGTGTAGACGTAGTCGTCGGCCGTGACGCCGGTCCCTGCCGCGTGGCTGATGGTCAGCGTGCAATCGAACGTCCCTGCTGCAGCGTCGACCGAGGCGATGACGACCGTTTCTTCGTTCGCGGTGCCGGCCTCGAACGTGACCGACTGGCCATCGTAGAAGCCATGCGCGCCACCGAACTCCGACCCGTCGGTGCCGGGGGTCTTGAGCTGTACCGTGACCGCGCCGGTCCCCGTCGCCCCCCGAACCTCTCCGTAGAGGTAGTTGAAAGCCGTCTGCTCGATGTACTCAAGCGAGTCGGTGTTGATCGTGTTCCGCGGGATGAGGTCGCGAAGCGCGAGCTGCCGGATCGGCTGCCGGAACGGCATTGTGATCAGGAACGGCTCGGTCAGCGCGCTGCCAGAAGTCGGAGACGACTCGGTCAGGATCGCGTCAGCCTTTGCGCCGCTGAACCCGCCCTCGATGCGGAACGGAGCGGAAGCCTTCAGCTTGCGGTCTGCGAAGGACTTGTACTCGTCCGACTCGACGAAGGCCTTGCCGATCGAGCCGCGACCGCCCTTCGCCCCATGCACACCCGAACGGAGACCACGAAGGATCTGCTCGTCGACCTCGCCTCGGAGCTCAGCGAACTTGACCTCGTTCGCTTCGAGTCGAGAGATCGCGTCGTCGAGCTTGGCCTGGATTGCGGCCTTTTGCTCGTCGGCCGCTGCCTTGTGCTCAGCGAGAATCTTTGCGATGTCCTGCCGGCCTGCGTCGAGGAGGCCCTTGACCTCCTTCAGCGCGACGACCTTGCTCTGGTCGGTCGATTCGTTGGCGCTTGCGTCCTTCGACTCGATGCCGCCGGTTACGATGCGAAAACGCTTGTGCTGGTTCTTCATTCTGTCCTCGGAGTGTAGCGGCACCGCCGCGAATGGGTCAGCCGAATCGGAACAGGCCGACGAGGTCGGCCGGTGTTGCGTGCTCTGGAGCGATGTTCTTCATGTCGAGGTCGTCCTCGTCCTCGTCCTCGTCGGGCCGCATGTCCTCCATGAGGCCAGCGATCGCGAACAGGTCGTCGAGTGCCTTGACCCCTTCTGCTAGAGCTGACCGGAGCTCGCGCAGCCGGCTTGCGTTGGCCTTGCTGAGCATCCGGCCCGCCTTTGCCTCTGGAGGCTCGGCACCGCCTGCATTGTGGGTCATTCCGTCGGGCAATGTCAACCCTGGGCCATCCTTGACCGACGGCGCATCCCATGGCGGGATGATGCTCGAGTCCGCGAACCGGTCCGCGATCGCAGTGTAGTAGCGACCGAGGAGCCCCTTGACTCGGTCGACGTCCCCCTCTGGGATGCCAGCCGATCCGTCTTCGACGGCCTGAGCTGCTTCGTAGACCGCTGCCGGAACGATGACCAGGCTGCCCTCGATGACGTCCGCAATCGGGAGGCGGTAGGCACCGAACTGCGACTCGTTCTCGGAGTCGTACCAGGCGAACGCGCTCCGGTAGGCAGCGTTTGGCTCGTCGTCCGCGCCTGCCCAGCGCTTGACGCGTGCGACGGCGTTGTCAGCGTCCCATTCGTAGCCCAGCGGAGCGAACGCGTAGTCTCGGAACGGTGCCGCGCCCTTGGCCTCGTCTGGCGCAATCCCCTTTGCGGCGAGCTCAGCTCGAGGGTTCGCCGGGACCGGGACGAGGCTGACCTCCCACGGGTCAAGGTCGACGAGGAGACGGACGCCCATGCCAGCGTCGAACGCCTTAGCAGCCTCGGCCGCGATCGGCCCTGACCAGCGGGGGTCGACCCCGAAGTGACTCAGCGCGCTTGCAAGGCCGACAGCGTCGTCGACGTAGGCCGCTCGGTTGACGCGGTAGCCGAAAGACATCTTCCGAACCGTCTTTGTCTTCAGCAGCATCCGGACGTCCTTGCCCCAGGTCGTCGGAACGATCGTCCCGTCGAACTCGAGGCCGTCGTCAGTGACCGAGAGCGACCGGAGCGGCCCTAGCGGCTTGCTCGAGTCGTGGTTCCAAAGGAAGGCGACCTCGTCAGCGTTACGCATCGTCCCCAGCGCCTTGTCGAACGCCGTCGGGAGGATGATGTCGCCATGGCGGTCGAGGTTCCCGAACGCCGCTGCTAAGCCCTTGACGCTTCCGTCTTCGCCCATTGATGCGGGAGACGTCAGCATGAGCTCTTTGGTCTCTGGAGCTGCGACGTTCTTTGTGTTGCTGCGGGTCATAGGGCCTCGGTTACGTAGATAATGGTACATCTGCAGTTGGGGTGCGCTGGTGGTGTCAGCGTGTTCGGGACGCGCTTTGTGACACCAGGGAACGTCTCCTCGATTCCGACGACTTGCTCATGCAGTGCCGAGCAAAACTCGCAAGTCCGCTCGTCGTCTGGCGTATACCACATTTTGACGACTTGCGAGAACGCCCCTGCAGAGACCGCCTCCCGCATGACCGCCAGCGTCCCTTGGTTGAACGCATAGCTCAACTCGGTCCGTGCAATGCGGTCGGCTCGACGTCGAGCTAGGAATCCGGCGTAGTCCTCGGCTCGGTTGACGATCTGCGCGGGGGTCAAGTCTCCCTGAGCCACCAGGGTCGACCTGAGGCGCGCAACCGCTAGAGACTCTCGGTCTGTCAGGCCGACGACCGAACGGAGGTAGCGCGCGCCATCACGAGGACCGATGTTGTCCTGAGCCAGCGCGCGCGTCATGACCTGCAGCGCGCGACGCTGCTGAGTCGTGATGTCGACGACGAGGTCGGCCCCGTGTCGAGCGACCCATGCGTCGATCCTCGCTTGCGTGCCCTCGAACACTAGCGCTCGGCCGGTCAGTGCCGCGCCCTGTGTCGAGATCGCTCGAGCTCCGGTTTGAGCTGCCGCTTGCAACTGCGGGCCGAACTCGTCGACAACCATGGTTGCGTAGGCCTGACGAAAGCGCTCGAGCGCTGCCTCGGATAGCTCGCCAGTGCGCAACGCGTTCCGGATCTCCTGGTACTTTAGCGCGCGCGCCTCTGCATTCCGGGTCGAGAACAGAATCCGCCTCAGCTTGCCCTCTCGAGCGTTGGTCATGCCTCGGAGGACCTTCGCGATGTCGCGAGTGTTGACCGGGATCGGCTTGACTACGCCAGGCGGAAGGCCTGGCCGATTGCCTCCTCGACGTCCTCCCCCGGTCGACGGCCGAGGGATAGGCGACTGGATTCTAGCGCCTCTCGGGTCGGCCTTGCGCTCGACGAGGGGGTCAGTGATCGAGTCACCGATGACAGCGAAGCCGTCCCCGTCAGGGTCGACCTCTGCCGAGCCTCCCTCGTGTGTCTCGCAATGCCCGCAATCGCAAACCTTGACGCCTCGAGCTGCTGCGTAGGCTGCCGACCAAGCGACCGCGAACGCGACCGCTTCCCGCTCGGTCTCGTCGAGGTGTGCATAGGACTCCCACGCCGAATTGAACGCCGCAAGCCAGACCCGTTGCAGCTCGTCCGATAGCTCCCGGACCGAATCGGGGAGATCGCGTGTGCGGTCGTAGGGCACTAGACCGACCGCTCGAGCGCCGATCTCAGCGCGCCCAGCTCGGCGCGCTTCTCCTCGAGCTCTGCCTCGATCTCTGCTAGCTGCTCCTCGGTTGTCGCCTCCTCTGTCAACCCGAGATCAAACTCGTCACCGTTGACGCCTGCAGGGATGACCGATCCCGAGACATAGCCGACGTCTCCCCCTGAGACGTCAGGGAGGCCGAGATTCAAGGTCGCGTTGATGACGTTCAGGGGGACGCCCATCGACCAGAGCTTTACTCCAACCTCGATGGCATCCTTCGTGACTGGCTGCAGTGCATCGACGTGAGAGACGTCGTAGCGGACTCGAATGTCAGGCCCGAACGCTGGCGCAATCTTTGCGTTCAACTGCGTCTCCCATCGCCTGATGGCCGGGAGCATGCCGTTCTGCCAAAACATCCGGTTAGCGGTCTCGATGTTGTTGTAGGTCGCGTTGTCCAGGACTCCGACGAGCGGCGGCGGGACGCTGAAGATCGAGCATATCTCTTCGCGATTGAACCGACGGCTCTCGAGCCAGTCCATGTCTCGAGGGGTCGCACCAAAAGACTTCAGGTCTGCCCCGTTGTCGAGCAGCCAAGGCGACCCCGCATTCTGCGGCCCCTGATGCTGCTCGCGTATGCGTCGACCGATCTCGTCGTAGGCCCGTTGCGAGAGCGGCTGAGGGTAGATGATCGCCGTCTCCGCAACGGCGCGGTTCTCCACGAGGGAGCGATTCCATTCGACCGCGCGAACGTCGAGGTCGATCGCCTGGAGCGCTGCCGACATCGGAGAGAGTCCCGTGTAGGGGTCGTCTGGGTTCGGGTATTGGAGGTGGATGACGTCGTCGACCGACACCCTGCGGACCTTGCCCCCGTTGTTGATCTCATAGGAATCAATGAAATTCCCCGAGGTCGAGGGGACCGGTGCCGTCGTCCCGACTGGCATGACCCAAAGCTCTCGCGGAACACCTCTCACGCGAAGGATCGTCAGGTACGCGTTGCCGGTCGCGTCGAGGTTCATCTGCCCGCGCTCGGACAACTCGGAGAACGTCCATTGCTTGTTAGCTCGACGCAGCAAGGCATTCAGCGGGTGCTGAGGGTCGAGCGGCTCGGGTTGCGATTCAGCAGCGACCCGGACCGCGTACCAGCGGACCGATGACAGGGACTCGGCCCGAAGACGGACGCAGTCGTAGACCCACGACGAGAGCTGGACTCGATCCCGAATCAGTGCCAGCGGGTCGAGCCCGTATGCGTATGCGTGCGCTCGACCTCCGATGCCTGGCGTTGCGATGTCGTCGACCGTGACCGACTTCGCCTCTGGTGCTGGGAGCTGCGCTTGCCGTCGGCCGAACAACCGTCCGAGAAAAGAGCGTTTCTGCATGGGTTGCCCTGTGTGTGAGATCGAGAGCCGGCCTAGACCTAGGCCTTAGACAGGCCCTTGAACTGCAGGGCTGCACGCTGCTCGACGTACTCGACCCACGCGGCATCTCCGACGGGGTCGTCTCCGAGCTTGGCAAGCGTCACTGCCCACTCGCCAGCCTCCTCCGTTGCGCCAGAGGCAGCGAGGAACAACCGGACCCGGTCGAACGCCCCGAACGGGACAAGGATTAGCGCGGGAGGCATCGGATAGGGACCCGTGGTGCCCTTGGTGAGCGCGGGGGGTGTGCCTTCTGCCGTTGGTTGCGCTCCGGTCATCACCGACCCCATCGGGACGACGACCTCGTCGACCGTCGGCCTCGTCGAGCCGGGACCGGTCGAGACCGGAGCTCCACTCGCACGATAGGCAGCCTCGACCCCGACGTAGACGTCAGCAGCCCACGCGTCGACGGACTTCTCTCGGAGCATGAACAGCGCGTGCGTCGCGCCGTCACTGCGAGCGACCTCGACGCGCGTCCCTCCGGACGCAAACGGGAGGATGGAGACCGGAGCAAACGAACGATTCGACGAGCTGAACATGCTGCCTCTCTGCAGGGTGTTGGCGAGGTTATGCGCGCCGACGACGATAGCCCCTCAGCCAGAGCTACGCAACCGACGGACGCACCCTGCATCGACG